CGACGCCAGGTATTACAGCGTTACTATGTACCGAGTTCGTGGTCGTGTAAAAGATGACGTATTGGTTGTTGTTGAAGGAATTGAAATTTATGTCAATGATGAAATGCCTAACGATCCAGGTCCTGCAGCACTGACCGTCAACGATTTCCCCTGGCCTGCTGCGTTGCCATCACTTACCTGATAAACTGTAATTGCTTAGCGTGCGCTAAGCAATACAACGCCTAGGGTTAAAGGAGTGCCAATGACTGGCAAGACAACTTCATCTGTCACTTCTCGCCCTGTTGTCCAAGGGTTTCCTTCCCCAATTGGGTATTTAGCTGAACTTTCTATAAATTTTGAACACCACTTGGGTCGTATTATTAATGCTGAAATGGTCAAAGAAACAAAAAGAATTAGAAAAGCCCTTATTAGCCGAGAGCCTGAGTGGAAAGACATTGCTAAATATCTTGATGTCTATTGGGACTCTCAAACTTTAAGTTTTTCATATGCTTTAAGGACCAAAGCGGCAAGAGAAAAGTTTAAACAATTGGAATATGGACCGCCTGCCAAGTCTCTTCTTAGACACGAACTATTGGAGTTGAATAAAACCTTTGGCGTTGAAATTAACAAATCTATAGATAAGTTTCTAGGAAACAAATGAAAACTGGGTTTTTACTTGCAGAAGATGAGGCCATTAAACTTAGGTTTTCTAATATTTACGTTACGGATGACCGCAATGCGCAACGACCTGTAAAAGTCTTTTTTAGGTACCCTGAGTCTGAAACAGAAAGAGACTACCCATTTATTACTATTGAATTGATTGACGTTTTGCACGCAACAGACCGCCAACATTCGTATGTGGAATTGTATTCTGGAAACGCAGGTGGGTGGTCTTTGGACAGTCCGGCGTATGTTAATTATTTGCCTAGCCTTACAGATAATATTAACGGTGCGTCTACAACTTCTTTTAAAAAACTTTCAGATTTCATACCAGTGGATCTTCTGTATCAAGTATCTACATATTGCCGTACTGCCCTACATGACCGTCAATTAACAGCTAGGTTTTTGCAAAAAGTTGTTCCTTTTAGATTTAACAGCATTGCAGTAGAAGCAGACCAAACCACCAGACGATTTGACATGCTGGATTGGACCAATGCTGATCTTTTAGATCAAGAGGCTGGTTTTAGAAAACGTATATTTCGTAAGGTTTATACGTTAAAAATGTCGGCAGAAATAAGTGATGCTACCCTAACTAACATCATTTCTGTCAAACCTGTGTCCACAATTAATAGTACAATTAGTGAGCAATTACATGTTTTTAACCCGTAATTCATTGTCCACATACACATAAATAGGAGTTATCATGGCATATGAGCGTCCCGGAGTATATGTTTCCGAATCAACGTTTACTACCAACATTCAAGCAAACACAGGGGTTACGGCTGCAGCATTTGTAGGCACGGCTGAACGCGGACCGACTACACCAGCGTTAATAACAAACTGGTCGCAATACACAAGTTTGTTTGGTGCGTTGGACAATTCTTATGACCTTGGTTATGCGGTTTATCATTTCTTCGCAAATGGTGGTCAAGCAGCCTATGTCACACGTGTAGCTGACGCTTCTGCTGTAGTAGCTACTAGCAATATTCAAGGAACACCTGCTGGAGGCAGTGCTGCTGACATTTGGAGACTTAACGCCAAATCTGTTGGCGTTTGGGGAAACGATTTAACTGTTGATTACACTTTTGATGACACTACATTGGTCACGCCAACAACAACTCCAAAATTTACAAAAGACACGTTGTTTACAGTTACTGTAAAACTTGACGGTGTACAGGTGGAAGAATGGGCAGGACTGTCGGTTGACCCTGAACAAAACAGGTACATTACAACAGTTCTTGATCTGTATTCTTCTTATGTAACAACAGCAAGCGTTGCTACTGTTGCTGCAGGTGCTGAACTTACAATTTCTGGGTTGACATCAGCCGCATATACGGTTACTAAAACTTTTGCATCGGGTAGTGAAGGAGGTGGCTCAATTGATTCATCAGATTGGGCAACGGCATTGAATGCTTATGACGCCACCCCACAATCGCTAATCTTTAACTTAGTTGGTCAAACTTCTTCCACGATTGTAAACAACGGAATTAGCAAAATGGTTTCTAGAGGAAATTCATTTTTGGTTGTGGATACACCGCTAGCAGCAACTACTAAAGCTTCTTTGTCAGCAGCCGTTGCAGGATACACACAGTCAAGTTATGCAGCCGTTTACGGACCCGCCCTTAAAATGTATGACCCAACTAAATCAGGTGCTGCAGCAATTCGCAATACCTTTGCAGGCGGAGCCATTGTTGGTGCAATTATTCGTTCTGAAGTTGCACGAGGCGTTGCTAAAGCCCCGGCTGGTTACGGTCTGGATTTGCGCAACGTATTTGGCCTTGTGGCAACACTTACTGAGGCAGAACAAGGTTCTCTGTACAAGACAGAGCAACTGAACGTGCTTAGTATTGTTCCTGGGGTTGGAGCTATTATTAATGGTTCTCGTACCCAAGCTAAAAACACGGCAGATAAATTTATCACTGTACGTCGTTCTCTTAACTTCCTAAAACAAACACTTAAAGATTCAACTGCATACGCTTTGTTTGAGCCAAATGATCCTCGTTTGTGGGAAGCCCTTACAGTTAAAGTTTCATCAATCCTTACAACATTCTGGGGGTCCGGTGGTTTGAAAGGTAAAACTACTGGCGAGGCTTTTTATGTTGTATGTAACTCAACAAACAATACGCCTAACTCAGTAGAAAACGGACAAGTAAACATTCAAGTTGGTGTAGCTTTGCAAACTCCAGCGGAATTCATTGTAATAAACATCAGCCAGTTTACTGGCGGATCAACAGCAACTTCAATATAGGAGATAAACATGGCAGTTAATTCTGTAAAAACCACAAGAACAGATCCACTTCGTAACTTTAAGTTTACGGTTAAGTTTGTTCCACTTGATACCGAGCTTGAATTACTTACAAAGGGAATTGGCGATTTGGGTTTTGCCCAAATGGGTGGGCTTTCGGTTCAAAACGAATTGATTGCTTATCGTGAAGGTGGCATGAACACTCATCCACACAAGATGGTTGGTCAATCAGACTTCCCGCCAATCTCTTTTGCACGTGGGGCTTTTGCCGAGCAGAGTTCTTTATACCAGTGGCAACGCTTTATGCACGCATGGCTTGGCGGAGGTGTAGAAGGAATTGCTGGAGGTGCTGCAGGTGATGGAACAAACTATCGTTGCAACATTATTGTCAAAGTGTTTGACCACCCGTACACTGCAAGTGGAGTTCAGTACCAATACAACACTGACGGCTCCAATCCAGTTGTTCCAGGAACCCCAAAGCTTGCATTTAAGATTTTTAATGCATGGCCTGGTGCTTACGGCCTCAGCGATCTTAACGCTGGTGACAACGGTATTATGATTCAACAATTGAACATTCACCACGAGGGTTTTCAGATAGCCTGGACTCAAACAGAAATTGATGCAATAGCACCATCGAATTAATAACAAGTACAACATAGGAGCACAAAATGAATACTAAAAATGATGCTGCAGCTATAAACGCGGCTATTGCCGACCCTGTTCCACGCATCCAACCTACACCAAACACTACTGTTGAGTTGTCTCGTGGCGCCTTCAATGACGAAACTAACGAGTGGGAAACCACTACCGTAGTGAAGGAACTTACGGGTGAGGACGAAGAGGCTTTAGCTGCGCTGGATGCTGACGGTGATCTTTTGTATGCTCAATACATGTCAGCTTTGTTAAAGCGAAGCGTTGTATCTATTGGCAACACCAAAGTAGCTGAGAATCAATCAATAATTGATGAGTTAATTTTGGGAGATCGTGACACTTTGTTTTTAGCAACGGTAACTGCTACTTATGGAGATCATCGTGAGTATCAAATAAATTGCCCTCATTGTAAAAAATCAAATGATGTTCTTATTGATTTAAACGCATTCCCAGTAAAAGAAACAAAATTAGATCCAAAATTGCCCATTTCTATAACCCTACGCAACGGCGAAACACAGCAGTTCAGATTGGTAACTGGTGGGGACAGTCAAGCTGTAAGTAAAAAAGCAAATAGTGTTCCTGAACAAAACACAACTTTAATTGCACGATGCGCTTTGTGGGAAGGTAAAGAAAAACCAAAGGACGTTGAGAAGTGGGCTAAGAAACTTGGCATGAAAGATCGTGCCTTGATTATTGACAAGTTACTTGAAGCACAACCCGGCCCAGAAATCAAGGAGGTGGAAGCCCACTGTGCCCATTGCGAGAAACCGTTTCCAATCGCACTAAACTGGGCCTCCCTTTTATTCGGCTAATATAGTAGTTACATATTGGGACTACGATTCAATTGCATCTGTTTACAAGGGCTTTTCGCTCAGTGATATAAAATCGATGACCGTGCGTCAGCGCACCTATTGGTCAGACATGAGTAAATGGAGAAAATCGGGGTAACGATGGCAGAGAAAAACCTAGGTGATTTAAAAGCCAAGTTTAAAGTCGACGTTGACCAAGTTACAAAACTGGTCAAGGGCGTTTCAGACATGCGCAAAGATTTTACCGCCATGGAAACCTCGTTAAAAAAAGTAAACGATCAGTTAAACAACGTATTTAAAAATTTAAATAAAATTAAAGGGGTAGGAGGACTTTCAGGAGGTATTGGAGGAGGACCAACACCAGCGGGTGGTTGGCCCCTTCCTTTAGGTGACCCTAAGGCACAACCTTCATCGGTTACTCAAAACCAGACTGTGAATATTCCCGCCCAGGAAAAACTGTTTTTAGATCCACCGGGTGGTGGCGGTGGAGGCGGTGGTGGAGTTCCATTAGCGAGAATGTCAAGAATGGGAACTGGCATGACTATGGCTGGTCAAGCGATTGCTGCCGCTATTGAAGTGATGAACCGAAGAATGGATTCTAACTATGATCGTTCGTTAGGTGCCGACAAGTTAGGTGTCTACTATCAACAAAACAAAGGCATTTCTCAACAAAGTTATGTTGACACTATGCGACTGCCGTTGGCCAATCAACGACTGGGCTACGGTGGCATTAGCACGATGCTTGCATTGCAGGCATCAACTGGCCTCAAAGCCGACCTTAACGCATCTGGGTTTGCTGCACAAAGAGCGTTATCTGGTTACTCAATAGGAACAGATCAACTTGCGCAACAAGCCGCAACGCTTGCAGGGCCTGCCGCCAACAATCGTATGACCATGATGTTGGGTACTGGTATGTACGGTCTTGGTGGAAAACAAAGATCATCAATGCAGGTAATGCAAGATGTGATTCAACGCACTGGATTAACTGACCCTAATCGTCTTAAAGGCGCTCGTCAACTTGGATCAAACACACGTGCGATGCTTCTTGCTTCGGGAGTTCCAGAAGACATGGTTGACCAATATTTGGACTACGCAGAAGCAAACAGCAATTTCCAAAAAAAGACTGGGTCAAAATCAATGTACGACCCTTCTACATTAAAAGACCGAAAAGTTATGGGCATTGAAGATAACTTTGCCACCCAAGCTGAGGAGACTGCCAGGACAAAAGAACAACGAGACGAAAACTTTTACAATAGACAAAAAGATAATTTAGCTCAGTTTGAGAAAAACATTCAAGCTGTTACTGAAGCGCTTGGCTACCTTGAAGACAGGTTAAGTGGAATTGTTGGCACCAACATATCAACACGAGGAAGTATCTTTAGAAAAGCTGGGGGAGCAGCAATGATGGCAGGTGGCGCAGCACTTGCGTTCTTTGGTTCTCCAACTGGTATTGCTATTCCCGCGGGAGGAGCATTGATGGCAACTGGTGCCGCCATGATGGGTGACCCTGAAAAATCAACAAAAGCTCCAGCTGGTGCAGGCGGAAGCATCCTGTACGGGTATAGCAAACCGCCAGAAAGAAAGAGCATAGGAGAAGTTCAAAACACTGCAGGATTTAGAAACTTAAATGCTACGTTTAAAGATCGTTTGTTAAGAATGTTTGAAGCCAACCCCGCAGTGGGACTTGGGTCAGGACATCGTTCAGAAGCAGAACAAGAACGTTTATTTTTGTCACGTTATTCTGAGGTAACCGACGGGAGCAAAGGCGACGCAACGTACAAGGGCAAACAATACAAACGCCATACTGGTGCAGCGGTTGCCCCACCAGGAAGGTCAATGCACGAAGTAGGTTTAGCTGCAGATTTGGTGGGAGACCTAGACTGGGTTGCCAAGCATGCTAAAGAATTTGGTCTAAAAACAATTGATGGCCTAAACGAACCTTGGCACGTTCAACCAGCCGAACTTCCAAACTCGCGTTACGAATGGGAAAAACAAGGTTCTAAAATGGGTCATCCTTCTGATGCATCTAAAGGAGAAGTAGGTACCGATCCGTCGACAGGTGGTCCAGAAGGTGTAAACGTTGTTGGCGATAAAATCGTTAAAGGATCGTCGCTTGCTGGTGCGGTAGAAACGTTTAACCAAACATCTATTGCAAGCATTGTAGGTGCTGGTGCACAATACGATGCTATGGATGGTGGAGGAACAAGCAGCGTTGCTTCAAAAGCAGCTTTAAATGAAAGCCCTTCATCTACCCCAACCTCTAAAGGGTCTGGTGTGTCTGGAACAATGGACCCAGTAGAGATGGCTCAAATAATGTTGCGCAGAAAATTCCCTAAAGAATCAATTGCAAAAATGTTAGCAATTTCTTACAGAGAATCTCGTTGGCAACCTGGTGCTCGTAAAAATGATGATATTGAAGATTCCTTTGGTTTGTTTCAAATAAATATGAAAGGAAACTTAGGCCCTGTTCGTAGAGGACACTATGGCTTATCCAGCAACGAAGAATTGTTTGATCCAATTATGAACATCAAAGCTGCTCGCATTTTGTTTGGAGACGGTAGGGGTATTAAGCACTGGGGCATTGACGGAGATCCTATGCACAACACTGCAGAGGGCATGCCTAAAGCAATCGCTGCGGCTCAAGCTGTGGGCATAGATAGCATTGGCGACCCTACATTTTCTGAACCAACCCGTGGCGGAGGCAATGTAACTGTTGGTGGAGCAACAACAGTTACTATCGCTCCAAACATCTACATAACATCATCTGGTAGCACTGCATCAGATGCTCAACAAATGGCGCTGGAGTTGGCTAGGTTACTGGACAACAATCTTAAACGAGAGTTGCTGAGGAGCGTGTAATGGCTGTCAATGAAGATGCTGAAAAACGACAAGCAAAAGCTGATGTTCAAGTTAACCTTGAAAAACTTAAACAATACGGAGACGCCTATGGCGCCGCTCTAGGACTACCAACAGCGTCTTCTACTTTTAAAGAACCTTCAGGCAGTTTGCTGGACAATCCACCTTTTATATTTCCCGGACCACTAACAACCATTGCAGTAACTGGCAAACAATATAAACCTAAACGAGGGTATATACGCAGGCTAAACGAGTTCTACGCACGCATGGGTCCAGAAGCAAAATCCATTACAGGTCGTCGTTGCAATTTTCAATTTCAACCAGAGACAATAGTTCGTACTGTTAGTGCGCAAAGCACAGACACTCAATTCTTTTTTAATCAAGACCCAGCACAATTAAGCGTTCCAATTCCAGGACAGTCAAATTACAACATAACATTAATGTTCAACCGAGAAGCAGAGGTTGCTTCTGGAAAATACACAAACAATTCTGGAAAAATGATAAAATCAAAAAACCTTAGAAGCAGTACCGCAGAACTGGATGTAAACCAATTTATTACTGGAGACTATCAACCAGAGTGGGTTTGCAGCATTGGAGTTCTTGCAGACATTATGGTACTAGACGGAGTTATTGGTCAAGGAATTAGCACTGAAACTATTAGAATATTAAACACAATTAGTAACACCCAAGCCGCAACTACGGCAACAGATAGCACCGCAACAGAAGAACAAAAAAAACAAGCTCAAGATATTTTAGAAAAAGAATCTCAAAAAGTTAAATACTGGACACAAGACGCGGCTACTAATCCAAACCTAGGAAACACAGCGTTTTTAGTACCAACCCCTGTACGAATAATGTTGTCCAACATGATGATGATTGAAGGTTTTATTTTAACCAGCTCAGTTAATTTTCACAAATTTTCAAAACACTACATACCAACACAGTGCCGAGTGGATTTAACCGTTCAGGCCTTGTACATTGGTTTTGCCAAAAATCAAACTTTACTAACCCAAGACACCCCTTTGTCCTTAACTAGCGGCGGCTCTGGACCTGATGAAGTAACGGTAAAAGAAACAGATAAAAACATACTTCAAAAAACGCAAAGCGGAATAGATAGTTTTTTTAAAAATTGTTTATTTAACGAAAATCTTATTCCAAAAAACGCTATTTTCCTTACGGGAACACAAGGATTTACCACTGGACTGTTTCAAAGTAATTTCTTAATGTCCATAACTGATACAGGAGAAACGTTCTATTCTGAATATACAAGTGCTAATGGTGGAGAAGTTACTTGGTTTTGGGAAGCAACAATTAAAATGTTCTGGTATTCAATGGCCATTAATCAAGCAAATAATCGTCAGACAGGCGTGGTTGCCGCCCCCGCTGGGACTACTTACCGAAAAGTTACAAAAGACGACTTTTTGCCCAATGGTGAACTATTCCTTTTAAAAGAGTGGGGTACTGAAGAGTCTCCGCTTATTATAACTGCTTCGGGAATAGGTGCTAAAGATATAAACAGTTTTGGGCGACAAGATCGTTGGTGGCTACAAGGTGCCGAAGGTGATCCTAATAACAACAAAGCTAAGTGGACTTTTTCACCTCCAACTTCGCCTACGTACAAAAGACCATTTCATGCAGAAGAATTTAGGTTCCAATTGGAAGTAACAATTTCCGCAAAACGTTACGGTGCAGATTATGTTTCTAAACAAAAATTTAAATTGGATCAAGTTCGCCCTATAGTACAAGAAAAAGCTCTTTCGTCAGCAATGATTCCGACTATTTAATTATGGCTATTTTTTCAACTTCTAGATACACCTTTAGTCAAGAACTAAAAACTGACGGCAAAGTTTTAGCCAAACGAAAACTACCTCAACAACTAACTTATCAAATGTATATTGTGCGACCAGGCGACACTTTTGAAAATTTGGCTGCTAAAATTTATGGAGATAGTTCTCAGCATTGGCGTTTGTTAGATTTAAATCCGGAAATTGAATTTTCGTTAGACTTGGCGCCTAACGATAAAATTAGAATTCCTGTATGATCTTTTCAAATGCGTTTCCTGAAGTTCCGGTTTTAAACGTAACTGTGGTTGGTGGGGAAGTTCCCCCATCTCAAATTGCAATTGTAGACTTAACTTTTTCTGAAAATAAACACGACATTGCAACAATAACTTATGCAGGATTTCCTGGAATAGCAGTTACGTCGTATGTAGGCCTTCCAGTTCAAATTAAATTTGGAAACAACGAATCTAATTTAATAGATTTTGTTGGGTATGTTGCATACGTTGAAATTGAAGCCAACACCAGGATGGGAAGTACAAACGATTCTTTAATCCAAATGGCAAAAGTGGTTTGTTTTGGAAGCAGTTACCAAATGAAACCAATTAGAAGCACTGCCTATACTAATAAAACTATTAAACAAATTGTTGAAATATTTGCAAACAAATATAAGTTTTCTTATGCCGTTCCTAACAACAATTATGTTTTTTCCAATCTAAACCAAAACCAAAAGAGTGATTGGGAAATGCTGGTGGGTGCTTGCGGCAAATTAGGATATTCGGTAACAGCACACGGAACGCACATATCTGTATACGATAATTACTCTTCGTACTATCGTGGGTTGCCTGAAACTGTTTTGTATACTTTAGAAGATAGCAAAGGAACTGAGCGAAGGGCAGGAAACATTTACGAGTTTAAAGGTTTCTTTGGTGACATTACTCCACACGGACAAAGCTCTTCTTTTGTATTTAATTCATTAGACAATCTTGGAAAAGAAAATACATACACTTCAGTTGAAAACAGCACCAGTGGTCTGGGCGCTAAATTGCCTGCAAGATTTACCCATCAAATTACAACAAACACTGTTTCTAAAAACGACTTAGAGCAAGCCTTAAGGCAATACACAAGAAAGACATACCCGATGACAGCTACGGCAAAGGTAATAGGAGTGTCTTCAGCCATGCCTGGTCGCTTAGCAAAAGTTCAATCGTACAATTCCGCATTTGATGGTTACTGGGTTATTGAAGAAGCCCGTCACGAAATTAATTCTAAGCATTACATTACAACACTTAAATTAAAAACAGATTCAACTAATGGCGCCGGACTAGCCCCCAACAAAGGATCTGGATACACACCTCCGCCGTCTTCCCGTTTGTCAAACAATTTATGGCAAACAGAAAGGGAGTTGGCTAATGTTTACTAATTCTCTTATTAATAGAGCTATTGTTTCTTATTCTAACCAAAGCACTGGGGAGATAAAAGTGCGGATACCATCTAAGTTTGAGCCTAACGTTGTTTTAGATGTATCATTTATTGGTAGAAAACAGGTAGGTGGGGTTTGGCCCGTACCAACAGTTGGAACACAAGTGGTTGTAGCAACTGATGGCGACGATTACGCAAATGTTTTTATTCTTAACGTTACCCCAACTACATAGGTACTCATTTATGTCAATGTTAAAAATTCCTTTAGAGATTTCTTCTTCAGGGGGCTTTGCTCGCCTAGACACCATAGAACAAAAAGTAAAACAGAAGATAATAGATTACCTAAGCACATCTACATTTGAACGAGCCATGTCTCCGGCCTACGGTGCAAACACTAACGCTTTAATTTTTGAAAATTATGATGTTTTGTTTTTTGAAGAATTTAAAATAGATGCATTAGACGGTTTAAGAAAACATGTTTCTGGGGTTCAAATCTTAGACGTACGGCTAACACCTACAGAGACAGCTACGGGGTTTAACGCTGTAGCCCTTAGTGTAGATTATGTAATACCAACTTTTGGAAAACAACAAGTAACCCTTGACATATTTACACCAACATCTGTTAGCGAGGACTTTTAATCATGGCCGGATTTGATTACACCAGCAGAGACTACAATTCTATTAGAACTGATTTGTTTGCTCGAGCAGCAGAGGTTTTGCCTGAATGGACCTCTCGTGACAGTTCTGATTTTGGTGTTTTGTTTATTGATCTAGTTTCTTACATGGGCGACATTTTTCATTATTACCTAGACGAAGCAGCTAAAGAATCTTTTTTGGATACTGCAACACGTCGTTCATCCCTTCTGGCTATTGCAAGTCTTTTAGATTATTTGCCTCACGGAAGAACATCAGCTAAAACTAGTATTACATTAAATGCAGCATCGTCTGTTGCAACCAATGCTGTTCCTATTTTAATTCCTGCCAATACTGTGTTTCTTGCTCGCCCACTAATTAGTACTGCGGAACCAGTTGCGTTTACATCAAATACTTCTATTGCATTTAATGCAGATGGCACTCCAATATCTGGATATACAACTTATGCTAAAGCAAGTTCTGCAACCCTTCAACTAACTGAAGGGGAGTTGTTTACAGAAACGTTTACTAGCAACGGCGCCCTTTCTCAAAAGTTTACGTTGTCTAAATTAGGAGTGGTTATAGATTCAATCACGGTAAACGTTGCTGAAGGTCTTAACGGAGCAAACGTTTCTTACGCAAGAATTGATCGCTTAATAGAAAGTACCAGTTCTGATTTGGTTTTTACCACACGAATACTTGCCACTGATGAAGTAGAACTTAGTTTTGGTAATGCAATTCATGGAAAAATTCCAACAACCAATGCCGTAGTGACTATTAACTACCGAAGAAGTCGTGGGTCGGCTGGAAACGTTGAAGCAAACTCTGTTAATCAATTTGCTTCATTAACTAATCCATTTGGACCTGCATATGACGGAATAGTAATTACTCCAAATGCTTCAAGAGCTTTTGGCGGATCAGATTCTGAAAGCATTGCATCGTTAAAAAACAACATTCCAACGTCGTTTAGATCACAAGATAGGGCCGTGTCTTTATCTGACTATGAAGAACTTACTTTGCGAGTTCCAGGAATTGTTAAAGCAAAAGCCGAAGTGGTGTCTGGTGCTGTAGCAAAACAGGGTGTGATAACCAACAAAGCTAAATCAGCAACTGTAGCTACGTTAACAACAAGCTCAGCGCATGGGCTAACCACTAACGAATACGTAGGTGTGTTTGGTGTCGATGACACATTTAATGGTACGTACGTAGTAACAAGTACTCCTACTTCTACAACGTTTACTTATGCTCTTGTTTCGGCAAGCGTAGCGTCTGCAAGTGTGGCGTCAACCGCAACATACAAAAATGCCCAGGTTAAAGTTTATGCACTAATTAGTCCCGACGTTTACGATGGCTTACTGCCTTCTAACCCAACCACCAGTCCCCTTCTGTTAGACACACATGCAAGAGATCTTGTATACGACTACATTTCTCCACGAGAAATTGTTGGTGTTAATTCTTTAGTAATGCCTTCTGTGGCGTTGTCTTCTGTAAAGATTACTTGTTCAATTTCCGCATTGTCCAACTTTGTACAAAATTCAGTACAAGATAGTGCTGAAGACGCAATTAAAGAATTGTTTGTTTTTGACGACTTGTCTTTTGAACAAACTTTAACATTGGGCGTTTTATATAGAACGATTTTGGCTGTTCCCGGTGTGGACTATGTAAACATCACACGATTTACTACTGGAAATTCAAACGTCATAGATACCGCAAGCCTTATTCCCAATGTTCAAGGAGTTCAAGCAGCTGCAAACTCGTTGTTATTGTTAACCGACCTAGCAGTTACCGTTACTGGCGGAATTGCCGCTGTCTAATGGCTTTTAAATCTTTTAGAGTTCGTAGGGTTGACCTAGTCGGAAGTCCCGACATCAACCCGTTTGGCTCCTATGTTCGTGGAACAGACACAGATGCTCCTGCAGGTTTATCACGTTCAGACGCCGATAGTGCGCTGCGAGCAGATGGATTTATTGCAGCTATTCCGGCCTTTGTAAACGCAGAATTTAGTGCAACATCAACAACGTATTCTTCCGTTAATTTATTCTGGTCACCTTTTGTGTTAGTCGATCCCGCCACAAATGGAGTTGGTGTTTCAAACATTCAAGCGGTAGTAGTCGTTTATTCATCTACTGGTGCACCAGAAACTGTTGCCGATGGGACTATTATTAAAACCCAATCGTACAATGACACAACGTACGCTGTGACTCATACAGACATTCCGACTGGTAAATGGGCGTATTACTCTTTGTTTTTATATTACAACCAAAGTGGAGTTGGAGCATCTGGAGTTAACTGGTACGAAAGAGTTGCAACATTGCAAGAATTAGTGCCCAGAGATTATGGATTAACAGAACAACTTTGGAATCGCATCCCTTCTTATTACCGGATAAACGACACTTTAGGCGCAGCAACTGACCCGCTTGGTTTGTCTCGTGGATACCTGTATCGGTTCTTAGATGTTTTTGGTTTTGAATTTAATAAAATGCGAACTTTATTACAATCTGTTATTTCTCAATATGATCCTGAAGAAACAGAAACCGAAAGCATTGAACAGCTATCTAAATTAGTAGGTTTAGAAGTAACGCCGCAGGACATTGGCACAGCACGAATTAGAACAATTATTAAGGATATTACTTACTACAGACAACGTAAAGGAACGTTAGATGCGTTTAAACAGTATCTTGTTGCGCTTACGGGTTCTCAAGTTGACGTTGCGGAGTCAACAAGTAATCCTCGTTATTCTTTTAAGGTCCACGCCGAACGAGCAAACCTGGTAGCATATTCGTTATTTGTAGTTGAGTCAGGAACTAAGAAATGGGATTTAACAACGCAAACTGCCTCTGTTGCTTACACCAAATCGGGCAAGTACATTACGGTTACCAATTCAGGAAGTTCATCAGCACAATTTGCTTTGATGTCCACCGTTGCTGTTCCAGTAAAAGACAATACCAACTACTGGTCCTCTGTTGAAATTACAACAGCTTCCGCCGGAAGTGTTTGGGGCGCTCAGTGGGCCTCCGCGTCAGCATCGTGGGCAGATTGGTCAACGGCTGGCCAAAATAGTCAAATCGTTCCTGCAAATTTAAGTCCAAACAATAGAAAAGTAATATTAAAACCGACACAAAGCACCACGGCTATGTTGTATCCGGTTCTTATTTTTAGTTTAGAAGCTGGTAAATCCACCACAATAGCTAAATGGATGGTTGAACCAAACACGTATGGAAGTTTTTTTAACGGGGACACAGACTTTGGTGGATTCGTGTATCAAAACAATAAATCAGATTATGGGTGGAACGGTTCCCCATATGCTTCGTACTCAACGTACTCAACCAACCGAACAAAAATTCAAGAAACTATTGAACTGTTGTTGCCAAAATTATTACCTGTTACTATGCTCATAGATATAGCAACAACTTTAGGACAAACTTCTTTTGATTGGATACCAGGGAAAACATGAACTACATAATTTGTGCACTAGCCGTTTACAAACTGTTGCAAGTAATTGATTTGCTTTTGCCCAAGGAGGCAATGCCTTGGGTTAAGGTTTTAGCGGGAGTCGTAGTTTCTTACGGCGCTTCTTTCATCGTTGGTGTAGACAACCTTTGGTTGGGCGGTTTAATCATTGCAACACTTGCTGGCCTCTGCCACACGGTGCTACGATGTCTGACTTATCTAGGAGATATGGCACATAACAAGTCTTTAAAATAGGAGGACAACATGCAGAAGTCTAGGTACTACCTGATAGCAGGTACAGGTAACGCAAGCGCAAATGTAATTGAAACTGGTTTAAGTGACGTGGCATTGACCACAAAAGAGTTTGTGGTTCTTTGGACAGGCAAACCCACGGATGGTCAGGGTCGTGTTTACGATTGGCTCATAGAACATTCGGCATCATTCACCGTAGTCCATTCTGATAACAAAGTTCATCACCTGGTTGAGGGTGCTGCAAACCGAGTACTAAAAGTAGACAACCTTGTTGAGGACAGTTTGGACAGTTACCCAGAAGCCACAGTGCTTGTTTTGTGGGATGAAGTTGCTACTTTTGATCAACCTACACAGTTTGTAGAAGAAGTTGTTCTTATGGCTAATTCAAAGGGCATGGAGACTTTAGACCTTTGCAACGGTTTAGTCCCACTAACAGTTGGGGAACCAGTAGAAGATAAGCCCGCAGAGGCCTCTGGGAGGCCCCAGGATGCGTCAAAAAAGGATGCCCTTCCCCCTACACAGGATTTGGTTTCTAAGCCCTCTAATGCGCTCTATACGCTTACATACGTCAAAGATGGAAACCTGGCATCTGTTAGCG